AGTGCCACCATTCCGCATGTGTTCCTCTACTTGTTCAAAGTAGAATGCAGCGTCTTCGTGACCATACTCCTGAAGAACGTCCTTACACGCCTTGAAGAATAACATTGTCTTCATCAGATTACCGTCACCCATAGGTTTAGATTTTTTGCCAGACCGTTGCATTAGATAACCTCGTCAACAACATTCATGACAGCAGCTTCTGAATGACCACCGATATTCCATGTGGTTACACTCTCAGGTGTTTGACCCTCTACCTTCCAGTCGTAGATAGTAGCAAGAGTTCCATCATTGAATTTGATTGTCCATTCTACTTGAATTTTACCATCAGTCTGTTCTGGTGTGAACCGAACAGGTTCTCCAAAGGTCTCTACAAGACGGTCATAGGAAGTGTCAATATGACCTTGAAGACAAGTTCCAATGACATCAAAATTTCCAGTTACATAATTCATAAGCTTTCCTTTCTTATAACGCATATTGTTAATAACATGCCAATACAAATACATCATGGGAAACACGAACCTCTACACTCTAATTCGAGAACTTTAACGTAGACCAACCAACCTCAATTCCCATCATGTTTATACTATAACACAAGAAAACTAAGATGTCAAGAACTTTTTTCCATTTCAAGCATCTTTTTTTCGATGTCGTTTAGAGGTTCTTTCTCATTCTGCATATCAACCGCAACCTTACGGGCTTCGACAAGACGTGTGACCCTGCGTTTCACAGACTTAGGAACTGCACCACCATTAGAGTATTTTTCACCCCACATAGCGAGTTCACCATCAATGTAGTTGACACCCTTGATTGCAGCGTCTGTTGTGCGTTGTAGTTTTCTATTCATTAGTCTCTTCCTTCTTTATCATGAACATGTAATTGAATGAGTGCGTAGTGCAACACTTTGAGAATGTCTTTGCGATTGTAACCATCTTTGTTACCATATCGTTGTGCATACTTCATAATATTACCAATACAGAAACCATCACCATGACCACCGTCGATAATAAACTCAGTTGCTTGAAACTTATTCTTAGAATAGTGTTCATCATATGTTGCATCAACATATTCAGTCAACTCTTCGAGAGACAAGTTTTCATCATATTTGTATTCAATCATTACTTCCACCTATAAAATATATGTTCACCAATCTGACCTACCATGTGCATACCCTTTGCAGTTGCCCAACGAGGACTTACATAGGTTGCATGGTAGTGTGTCGCACCTTCTGTTATACCACGAAACTCATCGTGTGTCAAGAACATTTTTGCGATATACTTAGATTTCTCCCACGCCTGGCCTGGCCGAGGGTCATCACTGCGTCCATCACAATACCACGAGAACTGACAACGATTGCGGCGTGGGTATTGTTTACCATCACTACCTGTATATGTCTTTGCCTCGTAGACCACATCACAAACAGTATTCGGCCATCGAGGGTCGTTGACACGGTTCTGCGTCACATCTGCGACTGCATACAACCCTGCGTCAAGTTCATTCCTTGCCTCATGATACAGGTTCAGTGCCATACATAACATGTCTTCTTCTGTGTAAGACAGTTCTTCAATAAGTAGTGTTTCGGGTGATTCTGATATGTGTTGGACAACAACTTCCTTGTCCTTCAACAACACCTCAACACCAAGATTAAAAACAGAGATGATGGATAACGCCAGTAACAATACTAGGGCAATCCGTGTGATATTTTGATTTTCCATTCTAGTATTATACCAAAAGACCTTAAATTTGTCAAGCACTTTCTATCTCAAATATTAGGTCTTGTATCGCGTCATACGCTTGGTCATGTTTTTCTGTGAGGTCTCCATAGGGAAACTTAAACGCAAGAGTGAAACGGGGACATTCAGTCCACGCAGCGTGCCAACAGTGGTGTTCTTCTTCGTCTTTACGACCAAACCGATACCACCGAGCCTGCCATCCTTTGACATCTTCGTGTTTGACAAACTCATCATTCTTCTTATCATAATAAGTAAAGTATCCATCACCACTCTCACTCCATGTGAGAATGAGTTGATATCCAAAAGCATTCCAGTTTGTATGCCAACCGACAAATCCTTTGGATGGATAGTATGATGTCAGAGAGTTATTGTTTGCACCGAAGATACGAACCAGTTCATTCTTAGTCCATAGTTTGAGTGGTTCGAATATTTCGGGTCTTTCCTTTGCACCATGTGACACCTGAAACCCGTATCCCTCTTCAGGAAATCCAATGTGGTCTCGTTCCATAACTTCCCACAGATGGTCGGGTTTACAATACTGTTCACCCTCTCCGATTGGAGCAGGGCCAAGGTGCGAACTTAGTTCTACCATCGCATCGGTATGTGGTAGAAACTTATCAAGTGTGTCATCCAGAGTTTTGAGAAACTCTTTGTTACGGATTACAATCTCAGTCATTCAATGCTTCTACGATGTCGGGAAAGTGAACACCGATAATCTCCCAACACTTGTCGGCAATCAGTGCGTGTTCCTTCTGCGTTCCGTTACCACGGCGAAGTTCACAATAGTGAACCCAACTACGCAATGTGCCTGACATATACAATGTCGATTGGGTTAGTCCTTCGGGTAACAAGGCACGAGCCTGTTCCTTCGCAATACCCTTTGCAAGTGCGTCTTGATATGCGAGGTCTGCCTGACCCTGCACCTTCTTCTGTTGCATCTGCCACCACTCGTTCAGGTCACGGTCATCAGTCTCTACAGAGTTCTGACGGTTCTTCTCATCCTGTAGTCGTGCCTCACGAGTCTCAAACTCAGTCGCTACAGCATACCGTTGAGAGAACTCTTGGAACGAGAATGAACGGTGACGCAAAATCTGACGTGCGATGTCGCGTGTCGTTTTGATTTCCATAGTCATATGCACCATCTCAAATGGTGACCAGTGTTGTTCTCGAATCAAGTAACGTAATAACTTAGGTGCGGTCTCAGTGTTATTCTGATTGGCAGGATTACTGACCCGTGCGGTATATGCAATCAGGTCAGCAGCAGTCTTACAATCTGTGATTGCAGACGGTTTACTCAATGCGATAAGATTAACTTCGCTCATTTCTTAGATACTCCGATGCTTCGTTGATATCATAGTCTGTGATATGTATATCGTGTTTACTACGCATATATTCCAGCGTTTGTTTCAATGCGATTGCAGAACCCTCCGCGAGTCCCTCGTCCAGTCCTCGTTGAAAACCACGAAAGAGACCGAACCAGAAAGAAAAGAATACTGTCGCAAGGACAATGATTGTGTGTAATAAGGCTTCCACGTCTACTCCATCTTAAAATCTTTGAATCGTTCTGCGGCTTCTGACTTATCAAATGCAGGACGGTCATCGACCACGGGGTCATCTGCATCATCGTCATCAGTGAGTCGCATCTTAGCACGGTCAACCTTCAGAGTAAACCGTTGGTATTTGGTCGGGTCGTTATATCTATTCTTCAACTGTTTGACCATAATCTTACCCATCGCATTCAGTTCGTCGTTTGAGACGAGAGCGAACATGAGGTCTGCGGTAGCGGGTAGTCCAAAAGATTCGGACGTGTCTTCAAGCCCAACATCGTCATTAGAATAACCAGAACGAGTCGTTTGCGTTGCAGACATAATCGGAACGTTGAACTCGACTGCGAGTCCTCTAAGTTCCTCTGCAATACTTTTAATGTATGAATATGAGTTGATAGCACCGCCCATTCCTTTCATTCGTGATGACGCACAGATATTTAGATAGTCAATAAAGATGAGTTCAGGAACAAAGTTCTTCTTCAGTTTCAGTTCATTCAGCAACGCACGGAAGTGAGATGTGTTTGCCTGTCCCGTAGGATATTCTTTGATAATAAGTTTACCATTGGTCTTGGCAGATAGTGTAGACACCTTGTCAGTGAACATATCCTTTGACAGGTTCTCCAACTGGTCAATCGGAACATTCAACAGGTTCGCATCAATACGTTCTGCGATACGTTCCTCTGCCATCTCCATAGTGATATACAATACATTACGACCCTGCGACAATGCAGATGCACCCACATGACACATGAACAATGACTTACCGACACCCGTTCCTGCGAGTGCAATGTTCAGTGTCTTGTTGGGTAGACCACCTTTGGTAATCCTGTTGAACAAGTCAAGGTCAAACGGAACACGTTCTTCCTGTTGGTGATAGAAATCAAACCGTTCATCTACATTCTCCAGATAGTCGTGACCGATGTTGGTATCAAAGGTCACACCCAGAGCCTTACTCAGAACATCAGGTATTGCGTTCTTCTGTAGGTTTGCATGTTTGCCATCAATGATAGAGATACTCTCCATCACTGCGTTGAACACTGCACGGTCTTGACACCACTTCTCAGTGCGTTCAATCAACCACTCAAGGTTCTCAGGTTCGTGTGTAAAGATGTTAGGGAGCAGTTCAACTGCGATGCGATAGTCTTCTTCACTCAGACGGTTGTTCTGGTCTATCTCAATCTTGAATGCTTCGAGAGTCGGAAGTTTATTGTAATCCGAAACAAATTTCGCAATCTCTTTGAACAGACCTTTGTAAACACCTTCGAAATAATCCGGCGCAATGAACGGAAGAACTTTACGCATGTATTCTTCATTAGTCAGTAAATTCCTCAGAACTGTCTGTTCCAAATTGATGTTCATTCTCTAGTTCCTCTAACATATCTTCATGGACAAGCACTTCGCCTGTCTTATCATCACGAGCAATCATACTACCATCAGTAAGAGATGTCTCGATTATTGAATTTAGTATTCTACCACAATATTCCTGTAATGTCAAGTCTTCCATTGTCAGGTCAGGGTCAGGACTGAATACAACCTCAGAGTTGAAACTCAGATATCCGTTCTCATCTTCGGGGCCTTCACCCTCGAACTTGATGTTCCCGAAACGAATAATCGTCTCAGGAAACTCTTCAAGTATGCGAACATCCCAGTTCTTCTCATCATCTTCCTGTGGAATAATCTGATAGTGAATATCTTCACTCAGTTTGTCTAGGTCAATCATCGTCTCTCCAACCATACTGATACAACAATCACGAGACCGACAATGAAAACCAAACCTAAGAAATCATTCAACGGCATCGACAATCTCATCCATGTCTACTTTTTGCGCCAGTCCGATTGAGTATTGTGACTTGATGAACTCTGCGAAGTCTGTGTTCTCGAAGATGGGTGTCCAAAATTCCTTCGTGAGTGTTTCCTTCTGACGAACTTTCGCCTCGTCACCAGCGACACTATACCAACCATTAGATGGTTTAACAACATAACCGCCAGCCAAAGCAACATCAAGGAGACCACTAAACTGCTGGACGCCACCTTCCCAAGAAACAGAGATAGGGATTTTACTTTTCTCTTTAACATAACGAGACTTCTCTACATTGATTACAAAGTGATAACCTTTGATTTCTGTGCCAACCTTGTCTTGTTGGCGACCCAGAATCCAGATGTTGTCAGCACTGTAGTAGATACCTGTGCCACCACCTACGATGTCTTTCGGGAAGAGACCAATCTCTTTGTATGTGTGGTTGACGGCCAGCATTGGAATGTTCTTCATAGTCAGGTATGGGGTTATCATACGAAACAAACCTTTCAATGCTTTAGCACGAGACATATCTGCAACCGACTTTTCATTGATTGCATCTTCGAGTTCTTTCTTAGATGCAAGGTTACCAATGGAGTCGATGACAACGATGACATTATCTTCTCGTGTCAGTTCCTCAAGTTGACCAATAATGTCAAACTTGAGTTCCTCTACATTCGCAATCGGCGTATGCAGAACTCGGCTAGTGTCAATCCCGAACTGCTCGAAGTAAGATTGGGGTGAACCAAACTCACTATCATAGAAAAGCAGAACTGCATCTTTCTTCTCTCTCAGATATGCACCTGCCATAAGCAGGGCAAAAGAGGTCTTAAAGTGCTTACTTGGGCCTGCAAGGACTGTAAGTCCTGGCGTGACACCACCGTCAATACTACCAGATAGGGCAACGTTCACCATTGGAACATCTGTTTGCACCATATCTTTTTCAGTAAAGAATTTACTCTCAGACAGAATCTCCGTCGTTTTGATTTTCGAGTTCTTCTTCAGTTTGTCCATAATCGACATTGTTG